GTGACCGTCCTTGTAGGTGACCATTCTGGTGGCCAGTAATCCATAGATGCGATCCTCGGCAATTGCGTTCATCCACTGCACGCCCCCCTGGGCGTTGCTGATCGTGTTGTGGGGATAATCCCCCGCATCTATCAGCTTAACAGTGGCGTCCTCCAATGCCTCGGTGTGAGCATCTACCAAGCCACCCCTGAGCTTTTCGATGGTTCGTTTCATGGCCGAGATCGTGCGACCTCTCATCTCGACCTGCATTCTGCTTGGGAAAGTAAAGACCTGTGTTCTCTCTGTCATTTTGCCATTTGCCCTTTCTTAGTATCTGCGACCCGGTTCAATTACATCTTCTGCGGGTCGATGGATCGAGGTCTTAGAATGAACCCTTCCATTCTTACCTCGTTTCCGGTTGCATCGAACTTGCCGTGGATCCTGCCGCCGCAGTACATTTCATCGAAATCCCACTTTTTGAGCTTGGTCTTTTTGTCTCGATCAAGCTGAAACAGGGTTCCGGTGAAGTACATCTCGTCGATCAGGGTCTGTCCACCGTTAACAAAATCGATGGTGCGATCCCACAGTTCCTTCACTATGTCGTCAACGAAGGACGGACCTTCAACCCGGACGTCTACCTGCGGTGGATCCCCTGGGACTCTCTGGTTATACAGGGTTGCGGATTCAGGAACGACCACATCGTCCATGATCTCCTCGGGAATGTCGCAACTGGTGAACCGGACCCTTTCGATTCCGTCGATCTCAAGGATCCAGTTTTTGGTCATATGAAAATTCTTTGGAGGCATTCTAAACTCCTTTTACCCAGCCAGGGTCCTTGTCACTTCTATTGTGACATATTTAGCGTCATCGGAAAACCCAAGACCGAGAAGTCCGACCATTTCTTGCTGAGCTCGAACCTCCGGTGGATTAAGTTCTTCGTTGTTGACCTGCCAGAAGGTCTCCTTGTCCGGATCAAAGGCATCCTCTGGTAATCCGCCTAGCCACTTGGAGCCCCTTCTCTCCCACTCACCGCGGTTCTTGTCGTTGTTTTTCTTGTGCTTCATGGAGATGGCGTCTCGGCGTAGGCTCTCCACAATGTAGATAACTCCTCGAGCGTGCCACTGGCGTGGCCAGTCACCGTCCATTTTTAGGTTGTCACCACCATCGAAGCAGTATGGGTGCCGTGTGGTCTCTTTCCAGATCGGTTCGATACCCACGTCGGCCACGAGACCACGGAGGGTGACATCCTTTACCTCATCGATTTCGATACCGATGACGTTCGGGATGTTTCCGTTATCTACACCCGCTGACGATACAAACACCCCGTCCGGGTGGTTCTCGTCGTTGTACTGGAACTTGCCCATCTTTGACATGGATGGACAAACGTAGATCCCTTCGTCATCCCCAAAAATGTCAGTCCAGAGGTTGGGTATCTGGATTCTGGGCCATCCACAGCAACCGAACTCCGACTGTCCGAAAAGGTTTGTTTCCGAAAAGGTCTTCATCGCTTGGGCCGTGGCCACATCCGCCGCCTCTGGCGTTGGGTGTACCATGTAAACCATATGATCCCGAGAAGTCTCGTATGAGTGCATGGAAGCGTGGATCGTTGTAGACGAGCGGCCTGGGATACCGATCAGCTTGACGTCTTCCTCAGTATCGAAAGTATAGAGCCCGGTCTTTCCTGCGGACGTTCCGACAAAGTCGGCATCCTCAAGATCGGTGAGACCATTGTCACCACCTGTGAGAGCACTGTACGTGCCATTCTTTGGCCGAGCGTTCAACACGGACATTCCCCCACCTACCAGGTCGAGATCCACGACATCTAGGAGGTCATCTCCCTTGGTGTCGTCGTTAAAATTGGTTGCGACATACAAGGCATCGTCGGAATCCATGGTGTAATTGCGATAGCGCTGCTGAACCACACCTTTGAAATACGTGATAATGTCGAACCTGGCAGCCTCGCCATTGGTTGCGTCCAGGATCTGAAACGACACATCGTCCGTGTAGTCCCCGTCGGTCTTACCCTGGAACTTGAGGGTATCTTCCGGGGTTGCGTCCGCTCCGGTGTGCTCCAGTGTGTCAAGGCCAAGTGCTGTAACTATCGCACTTGCAGCCATCTGAATGGTTGCAGCGGCCCCGGTGGCAGTTGTTGAGAACGTGCCAGTGTGTGTCGGGTTGTCTGTGTATGTGACTCCGGTGAAGTTATCCTCCACCCAGGTTTTGAACTCGGTTGCCGTAATAGCATCCAAGTTTTCAAAATCCCCTGTCCCCTGAGCTTCCGTCGTTGGGTAATTCAACACACCGTTTGCCGAACCACCTGTCACCTGGAAGTATGCTTCGGTGCCCTGCCTGTCTGTCTCGATTCGAACTTCGCCGGTGGCTATGACAGCTCTACCGCCTTCCAGTTGCTCGTTTATCTGTGCCTGAAATTCTGCGGCTGTGGTTGCGGGGCTGGCGAATGTGATGATCTGCTCGCTACCCTTATTGACCTTTACGGTTAAGGTGTTGCCGACCTGATCTGCCACTGGGAATCCAGCCACGCTCACCTGGGATGCTCGTGTACCCTCAATTGCATAGTTTTGCGGAGCACCTCCACCAATGATCATTTCCAGATCATCTCCGTCCTCCAATGAGAACGGGGCTTGTGCCGTGGTGGTCACTGTGGCAGGTGATTCTGACGCGCCCTCGTTGGTAATAGTCTGCTCGCCCTTGGCAGATGTCGCAGAGTTGACATTACCCGGATCGGTAAAGTGGACTATGCGCCTCACATCGATTGCAGTTCCACCACAGTCAAAGAACTGCTTTATGTTTTGTGGAACTTTACAGTGTTCATTATCGAAGGGACCGCCATACAGCTTCTCGAACATTCTCTCCGATGAGATAGTCCTTCTATCGAATGGCCCCCGAAGGGTCACACACAGGATCCCCGCCCTGAATGTCGGTGTCCCCGATACAACCTTATTTCCTTTTTTAAATCTTACTCTTACTCGAGCAGCTCCGGTCGGCATGTCGTTCCTCCGTTTTTCGTTTACTAACGATCTAAACCTAGACTAGCACAGAACTAGGTCGGTTGAAAATCTAATTCCAACGAAGTCCAGTCGCGGGTCCATCCATACGGCTGCTCGTTGGGATCCCTCAGTTCCAATCCTTCAATTATAGCACCGGTTCTACAGTGCTTAAAACCATCCAATGCCGGTCCCATGTCATACGATGGAAACGCATCATCTGGCAGGTTTAATGGGTATTCGTAGTCATCAGCGCCAATGTCCCAGGTCTCGGGCGTTACACGCACAAACGGACATTGTGCTATAAAGTCAACAAATGCCCGTCCCAGGTTCAAGATTTCGTTGTTATGGCTGGCATTTGAATATATCTCGATTGAGGACATGACAATATCTACAGCAGTTCCGTTTCTAAAGGTCTCCCAGGTACCAGGGGAGGTTTCTACGTCCTCACCCCCCATTCCTTGCTGGTTTGAATTAAACTCCTCGTTTATACCGTTAATGTGAATCAGCGGCAACGTCGCCTGCTGCTTTATCACATCGGGGATCCCTTCCGTCAAATCCCAGTACAAGCGGTCTGTTGTAAACCATACGTTAGGGTGAACATGTCTACGAAGTGCCCGAAGAAATTGTTCCATAACTCTCAAATCAATCGGTGACACTGTTAGTTTCGGTCGTTCTACAGTGTAACCGTCATATTCTACGTTTTCGGTAGGAATCTCCACCTGATCATCGTCCAGATTTGCCAAACGCACGATCTGAGTTTTTGGAACCAGTTTATAGTCCCCCCGGTACTGGGGAACCCTGGCGATGGCTTTAATATCCGTCACGGCATGGGCATAGTCAGATTCTACCCCATCAAACTGAACAGATATGGAATTTCTAGGCTGCACGATCCCGTCAATGACTACCCTCGGCCCAGGTAAACGAAACCCCGTTCCGTTTATAGTTATGAGGTTCTGTCCCCGTGTTAGCCCACTAGCTGGCGTGATGCTTGTTATTGTAGGAATAGTCATGCCGATTTCCCCATGAGAAAGATATCCAACCGGGTTGAAAACCTCTCGGAAGCGTTCATCTCCCATGATTCATGGGACGGTCCCAAGAACGGACGGGCTGGTATTTTCTTTCTAAACTTCTTTCCCACCGGCCAGGGAGCCTTTAAAACCCCCATCTGATACAGAAAAAGGGAAAACTTGTGCATTCTCGGTGTCACTGTCACGGTGTACTGCCTGGTTCCATTTTCGTGGATCTCGGCTATATTCACGAGATCCTGACCATTTTTTCCACGTTCTCCCCTGTGGATTCCGAC